GGCTTGTAAGGCTCCCGTTTCTCGGCCTTGTATTGCAGCCAGTCCTCCACAGCACCGCGCAGGGCAGGCGAAAGAGAGACGAGGCCGTCGGGGGGGACTATAGGGGGAGAGCATTCGCTCTCCTTCTCTCTCTCATTCTCCCCCTCTTTCTCTTTCTTGCTCTCTTTCTTGCTTGCGGCTTTCCCTTGCTTGCGCTTTGCTTCGGCTTGCTTCCGATTTGCTTCCGATTTGCTTTCAGCTTGCTTGCTCTTACCGCCATTTCTCCCGCTTTCTGCTTTGCGTCTGCTGGCGTCAATGTTAGGCCGCACAAGCTCAAATGCCACAGCCACGGAATCAGGCAACCCATCCAGATCCGGTTCCTTACCATATAGCGCATAGTCTTTTACGACGTCATAAAACTCGCATCTGTCGGTTTTTTTGCGAATGCGCTCTGCGGCTTTTGCAAAAGATGCGAAAAACGTAAATTGCGTTCTTTCCACCTACTCCACCGCCTTAAAAAGGAAGGTCTCCGTCTTCCTCCATTACCTCCTCGAAGGTTTGCGCGGTCTTCCCCTCCGACGCGTCCTCCCGCTTGCTGTCCGCAAAATACAGGTGGTCGGCATTGATCTCCGTGGCAGTGCGCTTGTTGCCGTCTTTGTCCGTCCACTTGCGGGTCTGCAATCGACCGTCCACCGCGACCATGCGGCCCTTGGTGAAGTATTTGGCCGCAAACTCTGCGGTGCCGCGCCAGGCCACCACGTCGATGAAGTCCGTCTCCTTGGTGCCGTCGGCGTTTTTGAAATCCCGCTCCACCGCCAGGGAAAAGCTGGTGACGGGGGTGGAGCTGGCCGTTCTGCGCAGCTCCGGATCGTGGGTCAGGCGGCCCATAATCACGATATGATTAAGCATTCTCCGCATCCTCCTTTACCTCTCCGGTGGCGTCGTCCACCGTGTAATCCGCGTAGATGGTGTCGTCCGGCACACTGAACATATCCTCGTCGATCTTGGTCTTGATGGTCTCGTCCTGGGCCACTCCCCGCACAAAGTCGCTCTTCAGCGGCGCATACTTCAGCACTTTCTTCAGCACGGTCTTCTTGGCCATTTCGTCAAAGTTGGTCTGCCACGGGGAGTTGCTGTAGCTCTTGCTGTACCGCTTCCCGTGGTTCCGGGCATCCTCTACGCTCATCACCTCAAAGCCGTAGCCTCCGTCCTTCGTCTTGAACATGGCGTAGTAGGCGATGGCCTCGCCCCTGTCCTTTGCCGCCGGGATGTGCCGCAGTTTGGGATCCATGCCAAGCTCATACTCAAATTCGTCATTTGCGTACACTGTGTGTGCCTGAATTACGCTGACCTCGCCGCTTCGGTAGGCCAGGTCGATGAGTCCCTTGTAGCCAAGCTGGAACTGCGCCTCCATCGTGCCGTGGTTCCGGTAAGGGATGATGTATGCCTGCCCCAGCGCCGTGTTGGGCTCCACGCCCAGCTGCGCGGATGTCATCATCGCGCCGAGGAAGCTCTGGGGCGTGCAATCGCCCAGCTTCGGATTGGTGCTGATGGCCGAAAGAACCATCCGTGTGAATCGCTCCGGGGTGATCACGCTGGGCAGCGCCTTGGCAATTTCCCCCCGCATCGCCTTTACATAGTCCTGCATGGGCTTGCCCTTCTTTTTAGTCACGGCATTCTG